GTGCCAACCTAAAGCGCAGAACAGAGGCTTTCGCATGTTCAAATATTACGCTTCGATAAAAACTTCAAGGGGGCGCTTGAGCGCGCATCCTTGGAGGGTGTTTCCCTTTCGACACCGGTCGGTTGACTTTTGACTGTGTCAGGAAACTTGGCCTTACTAACTCCCGGAAGTCGCTGCACGACCCCGCGGGTTTTCGTGCCAACAACTGGCGGTGCAGTATACTGTACCAAAGGTGGGCCAATGAACTGGCCCAAAGAAAAATCGTCTGCGACGGCAGAGTACAACTCACTTGCATCTGAGCCGTCGGAGCTCAGTACGATTTTAGGTGCAACGGGTAATTGACTGAGATTAGGGTAAACCTCACGACAATGCATTTGGTCGTAAAACGGAACGTTAAACTCCAAAACTGGATTGACTTCGACGTGTTGTGCCAACCTACCTGAAAGGGTAGGCTGCAGGGTAGCACCTGCAGACATCTCCCACGCCGCTGCAAACCAATTGCAAGTTGCAGCGGAAAAGTCGCTTTTAACGACTTTATAGTTCGATCCACCGCGCCATGTAAGAAAAGGCGCGATCAACCAAAAATGCCAAGAGGTCAACGGCCAGCCGTCAGGTCCAGTGTTTACCACTGTCCCAGCTATGCTGGTCGCTGTTGAGGACATAAGCTCAAAACGCTTGAGCAATTCAGTCACTGACAAAACACTGTCAGGGCTGCACAATCCTTTCTCGATCACTTTTTCGGTCGGAACAAATGAAGGGAAATCTTTCGAAAACACCTCCACAATATCGCCCTTCTTGTCGACATCATCGGCAAGATCAGCAAAGTCCGGCTCGTAACCATCTTCCCACGCATCCGGCATAAGGAGTTGAAACGTATCGTCGGCGGCCACATAGAGCGTCCACGACATCTTCGCTGAGGCTGACATTCCTGGCATTCCAATGCCTGGGGAAGCCACCCAACAAACCAAGCGGCCGATACACGACTCAGCATTGGTTTCGGATTCTCCGAACGATTCGACGGCTTTATACTCCGTCGAACCAATCCAGGGGATCCGCTTCTTCCACTCGGTGTCACCATTGATAGTGAGCGACTCGGTTGTGATATCACCCAACTGGTTCTGTGGCGGGACTGAAGAGCCCCAAGCAGCCCCATTCGGATAAAACGCAATTTGCCAACGCGCTGTCACCATCTTCGAAGAGCTGACGATCAAATAGTACTTAAGCCCGCCCCGCCAGAAACGGAAGAATTGACTGTAATAGCCAAGTGGATGGGGACCATAGGTGTTTACACCAGTCGGATAAACGTAATTCGGTTTGACAGGAATGTCAAAAACCGTCGTTCCAACAGCAGCATACACATCAATGTCACCAAATCGGACCATACCTGGACGTTGTATAAGTTCATGCAACTTGCCCATTGGATCTCGACTTCCCATAATCTCCGGATCAACTGAAACCATAGCCTTAGGATCAGCACCAAGAACGACTCCCTGAAAGAGCCCTTTGGTACTAACCATATCAGAGCCTTGACGCAGCGTCACAGGATGGGGGGCCGCGATCGTCATTGGTTTATCCAACATCGACCCGGCCATCGCAGCAACTCCACCGAGAGGCGCCAACAGTCCTTCAACTGTCGACGTGGCGTCCTTCACACCTGATAGGACGCCTTGGGTGACTTTGGAGAACGCCTCCGAAATCCCAGACTTCTTGACCACATCCATCGCAGGAGCGCTGGTGAGGTCGAGACCTGCCACAACAGGGTCCACAAATTGTGCAAAAACATACACATCAAGTGGATCAGCAGTAGTAGCGGCAACAGAGTCAAGCTGGTGGTGCACATAGCACTCCACCACACCTCCGTAGCCAACTTCACCTGCATTCTGCAAATCCTTAAGGTTCTTTGGACAAACCCAAGGGAGCAAAATTTCGGCGGCAGTACCGGAATTAGGGGACAAGTTCACATGCGGCGAGTTAATCGCCGTAGCAAACTGATTCCTCCAATTGTCAGTTCCACTAACGGGGAGCGCGCGAATCATCAGGCGCCCTAAATGGAAAGGACTGCCAGTGACACGAAAGGTCACAAGCACTTTAGCTGAAAAATAACGAAACGCAGAAAGCGTCGCAGCAATTTTCGGAATTGCAAACAAGGTTTCCGGAAAGCGAAAAGTCGCTAACTGCAAACCAGAAGCATCAGCAACACCCCAGGCAAAAGAGCCAATTGGGTATTGTCGAGTCAAAATCTTCTGCACCTGTTGATCCGGGTAAGGATCCAAGCGCCCGAGAATCTTGGCTGTCGTTGACTGATACTGAGTAACAGATTTCGAAAGAATATCGCTGTTAGTCGTTAGACCTACCAACTCTTTAAGAATTGGCTGCACGACGGAACGGTCAGATCCGTCGGTTTCCACCTTGGAGGTGGAATCTGAGCTTGTCATATTTGAAGCTACTCGATTCTTGACGGGCATCCGCGAGTAAACGTTTGCCCCGTTAATTGTGATTACCCACGTGCAACACGCAGGGCCCTGCTTATAGGCGCCTTTCTTAATCACATCGAAAGGTTGCATCACATCAGCAGAGGATCGCTCACTTTGCACTAAACTTTTAACAGCCGACGGCAGTGTCAATTCAGTGAGCTCCGTAGAGAACTTTTGTGTCCAAGTTCTCAACATATCGTCGTACGTAATTATGAATTGTCCGCAGTTATTCGCAGCCAAGGCAACGTTGATAATAGTGCGGCTCTTCTCATAAGCATCTTCTCCATAAAGGAAGAGCTCACGAAACGCCGCTTCAACGTTAACCAAGGTCGCATCTTCGCGTGACATTATCTTCGTCCTTACGTACGATAAAATCTCGTGTATGACCACGAGAGGCAGTCGGCCAATGACGTGACCATGAAACTGAACAGCTTCACGTTTGAGGAAATCAACGTCAGGATCGAATTGAGATTCGACCAATTCTTTCGCAGCGCTGGTGTACGTGATACCAATGGCATTATATCCCTTTTGAAGGTCAAAATTGCCAAAGTTCACACTCGAACACCCTGCAATATCGTCACCTTGTGACACATACCGCACACACTTATGAAACTCCTCAAATACGTTGCCAGCGAGATGGTTTGCCCGGAAATAAAATATCCATGCAAGCCTAATAGCCAACCCCGTAATGCAATCATTTCGATCAGTGGTTGTCAAGGTCCCAGAGATATTGCCATCAAGATGTAAATACACATCATTTTCGACAATCTCATAGCCTAAATGACTTAATAAGACAATCACCGTTGCGATTTGAATTGCGTGATCGATTTTGAGGTGAGGATAAATAAATACCAACCATTGCGCCCAAATTAAAGGTAAGCAAAGGAGAGCTACTTCAGAACGTTGACTTGCGTCAAACTTCTTAGCATCTCCAGCAAACTTGTTTAGGAGCGAGTGGATATACTTCCACATCACCTCGCCATCAGGGCCAGTTGGGTCAACGGCCCGAGCAGTTCCATTCTTAGGAGCACCATATGCCATGGCAGCTTGAACCGGCGCAAAAATGCGTCGGACAGCCAACAAGTACAGAAAGTGCTGAGCTGAAACCAATCGGACTACCTTCCCAGGAGGCCTTAATTCGCCCTTAGAGGTTGTCTTCAAATAGTTCATATAATACGTCCCATTTAAGACTCCCTGAAATACGAACTCGGCCTCAGCCTCGAACTCCTTCTTTATATGTTTTAATCCGTTAGCGTCCACATAGCAAAACTCATACTTGTCTGAGCGTTTGCCCTTGTAGACACCCGAATATCCATGTGAGGAATCCATGTTCAAAGGCTGGACCTGACCGTCAATTGTTCCATTGAGGGCTTCGTCAATCGACAAAAATCCATTGCGGCGATAGGGATAACCCTTCGCAGCACCGATTTGAGTCGAAGCAACGTCCTTAGCTGCCGCTATTAAATCATCCACCAAAGCAGGTGATGTATGGGCAATAAAGGGCGGATACTTCGCGAAACCCTTTTCAATTTCTCGTACAGTTGACGGAACACGTTCTGTCGGCGGCATCTTCACAAGCTTGCCGTCAACAACGAACTCAGCATTGGTCAGTGCATCAAACACCAGTGAAGGATAAATCCCTGGATCACTGGGAACGAAACCCCGACGTGGCGCTGTGGCCACGGACGCCTTTTTAACAAAGGAAGCATCCACATCCTTCAATTCCAGACCAGTGTGATCTTCAATCACAACTTTACCATTGATGTCTGGGTACATGGACAAGATCATGTCGACATCCTCTTGCAAAATGTAAAAACAAAATGCGGATTCTCGACGCTTCGAATGTCCACAATACATAAGGCCAAATATCCTGCCTCCTCCGCCAAAACGCGGATTCAGGGGCAAGACAGGGCCACCACAAACACCATCGGAAGGTTCAGGGCACTGAGAGAATTCAACTCCCGACGCCTTAGTTCCATCCTTATAGGTAAAGTCTGAAATTGTTTTGAACACCCCGTTAGGGAGGCTCATTAGGGACATAGGCTTGTCAGAGCAAGTCACATTGCCAGCATCATCAAAACTGAGATCGACAAATTGCTTGTAGTACAAAGCCATACTATTCATCAATGACGGGTTAAAGTCCCTAACCGTCATAAAACGTTTCTTGATATTGGGGAAAATGTTAAGCCCCACGGGTAAGATAACGAACGTTGCGTCCGCATGCATATGATATATCGTCTGAACGACAAACACATCCTTCTTATCATAACCATCCTTATTTTTGACTTCGAGCACCTTATTCCAAGGTGCAGGCAAAATCATTTTAGTCGGACGGTACGATTGATAAGTAAACGCATGCTTGACAGTCGCACATAACCTACCCTGAATTGCATGTAGTTGAACGCGACAAAATTGTACACTCGTTCCAGTCTCATAAACAAACTGGACGGGCGCCAAAATGCGCCTACAAGTTTGGTGGATCGCTTCCTGTATTCCATCCTTGGCCGCAATGACGTACTCACCCTTCTGGGCAACATCCTGTGCAGATTCCGGCAGAAACCGTGGTATATCACCAACCGGCCTTGCCTGAACTGCATACTGATTTCCATACGCCTTTTGCTTTGGCCTAGAATCTAAACTAGGAAACAACCACAAAACAATTCGAGCAACAATCTCCAAAACAAAGACAGTGCACAAAGTTGTTAAAACCGACAAACCAACCAGCAAAAGAAAAGGGAACAGGAACGAACCAATAATCAAACCCAAACCGATGGGTATTAATAGAACGTCAAACACTCTGTCTCCGATCCATCTGCCTGCTTCCAACAGATAGGAATAGACTGAAACCGGGTCAATCGCTTTAGGGACATCACCCCGAGCAGCATGTTGCTTCAGGCGAAGGTTGCACCTCAAATGAGACGTGTGCGTCACACACCCATCACTTGAAAAAACACAATCATCACCCGTAAACGCAATAAACTTCTCAGGCTCATCGTTTATACCAAACGACTCCCTTATAGCACTGACTAATTGGCCAGACGACTCAATCTTCGCATCAGCAAAAATTTCCTTCGCGCACTTTTTAACACACTCAGGAGATCCATCAATTGCAAAATCCGAATAATCTTCAACCGCCTTATTAGCATCGTCGATCGGAATACCTAATTTCAACCTGTCCCAAAAAGGTCCAGGCTTGAAGAAGGCCTTCTTCTCGACATCGCTTTCGGCGGAAGTAAATTCATCATCTGACTCAATGAGCACCGGCATATCAGGGTCGATACTCGGGACCCTCCGTTTTCGTTTAATCTGGTCAGGCATCATCGATTTAGGTTTTTTAATAGCTACTCCTTTGAGAGCTTCAAACTTATCCATAATCTCTGCCTTCAACAGATCCATCTTAACGGAACCCGCATTGTTCTTGCGGATAGAGTCGGCCAACGCCGACACGACCTCTTGAAAAGTGTAATCCCTTTCGACTGTCCTAAATGTAACGATATCATTGATCTTCGCATATTCCAATTCTCCATAGAGATCCGGAACATTACAAACAAGTTCAAATTTGAAATCGATACGTCGATGGACAGCCTCAGGGTTCACTGTTCCAGTTTTGGGATTGACCGTGTTATAGGTCAAAGCCATACACTGAGGTCGGATGAAATTGTTCTTATCCTCCACTGCTGCGCCCTCCATTTGTATAGGGGAGCTCGACACGAGTAACAAGAACGTTTTCACTTCGTCTGCAACAACTTTTTGATCGTTGTTACAAAACGGCTCGTCGACTTGCAATGACTTACAGTCGACTGATAGGACAGGTTGAAACCCAGACTCAGAGCTTGCTAATTTAAAAACAGCATGCCAATCATTCGGGGAACCAGCCCATCCTAAAACTTTGCCAAGCGCAAGAGAAATAGCCTCACAGATCGATGTCTTACCAACACCAGTCTTACCGTACAAGCCATAAACGACTGTACGGCCACGTCCCTTACGATTCTCAACCTCAACGCCCATATGCGATACCACTTGTTCAGTGACACGCACGAACGACGAGATCTTGGCAGAAGAATCTTTATCAAGTCCAGCTGCAATAGCGCGCGATTGGTACGTACGCAATGCTTGCAGTTGCTTTTTCACACTCGAAAGATCATCATGGGTCAAATCTCCCGCCACACCGGCGGAGATATTAGCCATGAGTAACTTGATCTCACGAGAGAGTTTCGCCAACGGTAATTCGAACAAATCATAACCAGTCGCCGTGCGATAGATCAAATTAATCCCCTGTTTAACAGCAGATATCAAATAATCACTCGCAGTAGACAGATTCTTACCAAATGTAAAAATACCGTTGAACTTTGGTATGTTATTGTACACACCGAACACTGTCGTCGATAAAATCCTCAATAGAGGTTCAAAAATCGACGCATCCTCCGTACGATCAAACAAGCCTTTCTTGTCAACCAGATCCTTGTTGCACCACTTCGTAAATTGTTTCATGATGACAACACATCCAGTTAGCATGGCTGCGTACGTAGAACTTTGATTCGCTTCAGCAATCAAGGTCGCCGTGGCCAAGGTGGCTCCAATGCCATCTACAGACCACACGACCAAGATATCGCGGATAACCTTCAACAACTTCATCATTAAAGGGTTATCAGTCGCCGAGATACCGAACATCCCAGCAACATACTCAATACTCACCTTCGGCGCGACACCGGAGATGGCACCGTCAATGGAATCAACCACAGACTTGGTTCCCTCTTTAAACGAGGTTCCCAAGCTAGCGATCGACTCCGAAAAACGGTCGAGTTTTGATGTCGACTCATTCGACAATCCAATCGTAACTTCCGGCGTCAGCGAAGACAAAAACTTCTTCACAATGCCAGACTTCTTTTGGACGTCGTCAACGACATCTCGCGGCGCCAGTCTCAACAACCGACGCTGCGAACGATTAAGGGTCATCCCATCAGCTAATGCCCAAACGGCACGGCCAACGGGCGATCCCCAATCGATTGCTTCAGAATGCGGAATAAACCGCTGTTCAATCTTCCCGACGAAACCCTGCTCCAAAGCAGCAGCCTCGACGTGAAGACGGAGATAATTGTCGATGACAAGTTTGAAGGCGACGGAGGGCTTAACCCCCCGACGCTTCATCATCAATTTCACAACTTTCTCCTCACCAAGCTTCCGAACAACCTGGTGATCCTTCACAGAGCGCAAATAACGCTGGGCATCACCTTCATCGAACTTAATCGAAGAGGGCCTTGCCTCGTCAAACAAATATGCTCTGTGAGTTACACGTTTCCAACCACGTTGCGAAGTCTGGCCATTTCCATAAGGATTAAATGATCCCTCAAGAATCTTACCCATGGGAATGGCCCGACTCGAAACGATAGAAACTTCTTCAACTCCACCCCTAGTGTATATCCACACCTTGGTGGGCGAGCGGTTCGAATAAACATGACCGTCCGCAACAACCCGTGACGTCGCCTTACACAAAAACTTAATGCCCCGTGCATTAACGACGTACATCGGTCTGCCCTCCTGCTGCTTATGTGATTTGCAATTTCCACAAACACCACAACAAACAGCAGGGATTGACCTCCCATTCGAGAAGGCCATAACGGCAAACACTTCACCACAAGGGTAACGGTTCATAACACACATCCTGCGCGTTTGACCATTGCCATAAGGGTTGAAGCTGCCTGCTTTCACCACATCAGACATGTTCACCAACTCAATGCTTTGCATAGCTTGCACCAAGCGATAATCATGACCAGCATGGCTTTGCAACCAATACGAACGGCTAACTAGCCAGGAGAGAAAAGACAACTCTCCGAGCCAGGCTTTATAGCAGTCCATATCGATGAACGCAATTGATTGGGCACTCCCAAGTCCAGTTGCACATGCAAGCAGGATATCGCGACACAAATCCGGCGTCAAATAACTCATAGGAATGAGTGCTTGACGCTGAGTAAGTCGCACGACGTCCAACTGAATACACATTAGGTCCGCCTCATTAGGAACATGGCGGCCTTGCAAGATCGCAATTACCAATCCTCTCAATACTTCACAATTCATTTGAAGACGCACAACACTTTGACTTTTCTTTTAGTAATCTAAGAAAGACAAGTGTCGTGCGGAAGGCTGGTCGAGGGTTACGGTCTAACGCATACCGCTACCCACAACGAAGCGACTAAACACCTTTTCGATGGTTCATATAGTTCTGAGTACAACGGGAGCACGCATCCCCGCAAAGGGAACTACTAGCTCGAGTAAGTATAATCCGCACTTGTCGTAAACAACCTCCTGGAATATCAGCATCCAACTCTATCAACAGATAGGCGCATGTGGCACGTCAAAGACGTGTTCCGCCCACACTGTCCAGCCTACACCTTTTGGGTGTAATACCGAGCGCAACGCGAGGATTTTCTGAGTTCCAGGGTACGAGTACAATCATCGTCCTTCAAACCCCACTTCAGGTAGGTCTCCATGTGCGATACTTTTTTAAGTTTATGTTAAGGGCAGCACACTAGCCCGAAAAATATAATATAAAATAAACTAAATAGGCGCAAAACGCGCCGAAGATCAAATAACAGATCAGAACAATATGGGAAATTAAACCTCACTAAATAGCATCAAGAGTGCACATACACGGTGAACATCAAAAGACTTTCACCAATGCACTTGCACAAATAAATGACTCTAAATAATGAGTTTAAAAAGACTGGCCCATAT